TGGCCCGCCCGACCCTGCATCGGGCCGCGGGCTCCGCCTGATCCCCGCCGGCCCAGGGGCGGCACACCCCATTCATACCCCTGCGTGATACTCCACCAGCACCACAAATGCCAGCAGGAGGGCCAGCCCCAGCACTGCCGCGATAAGCTGTCGACTCATTCCCCGACACCTCCGGCGGCCCGGATGGCCCTGTCCAGCAGCTCCGCAAGCTCCGCCGCCACGGCTATGTCCCGCCGTATCCCGCTGATGTACTGCTCCGCGGCGCCGCCGCACCGGGCAACACCCGCCAGTCCCGCGCCGATCAGCCTCGACAGCCTCAGCTCCTGGCCTCTCTGGTGGGCCAGCTCCATTTCCACGGCCGCCCGAAGCGCCGCCGCCTGCCTTCCGGTCAGAGCGAGGCGGACGACCGGCCCCTGGACGCAGCGGACGGTCCGGGCGGCCCCGTTTCCCAGGTCCTGGTTCAGCGCCTTCCGTATCCACTCCTCCGGGCTGCCCTCCCCACCTGATACCGTGTAGGACATCCCCGGCCGGCCCGCATCCCGCCGCCGCTGGTTCTCCCGCCGCATGGTCTCCTGGATATCCCGGATAAATTCCGCGCTCACTTCTCCTGTAACGCACACCGCTACATGCTCCAGCTCCCGCCGGGACGTTTTTAGCGTTCGCATGCTTGTCCACCTTTCTCTTGCAGGCCGCCCACAGGGCGGTCCCGCATTTTTGCTACCCTTCTCCGGCGGCCTGGGCCGCCTGTTCTTCCGCCTCCAGAGCCGCCAGGAACTTCCGGCGCTCCGCCTGGACGAATACGTCAGCGACACGGCGGTCAATGGCGGCCCGTTCCTCCGGATCTCGAATCACGCAGGAATCAAATATGTAGAACTTGCCGCCGTTCGGCGTGCTCCCCTCCGCCCGCAGATCCTCCCAGGGCGGTTCAAACGGAAACGTGAAAACGAATCCGTTTCGGGCCTTGATTGTCCTCAATGCTGCTCACCTCCAGGTCAGCCTATGTGATCCTTGGATTGTCCTATGTGCTTATGGCTAAGCTCCGCCCCGTTCCCGCTGCTTCTGGCGGCAATTTGCCTGTCTTCCTGCTGGATTTCTTTTGAGGCCGCGCTTGAATTTGACCCACGCGCCGATCCGGGGGAAAATATACCATCCCAAGGCGCATCCAAGCGCGGTTCCAAAAAATGATGACCAGTCCCATCCCATGGAACTCACCCCCTTTCCTGCCCCCGCCCCTGACGGGGCGGGGCTTTCTCACGCGCCGGGTAACCCCGGCTCCGCTTGTCCGCCCTCTGCCATCCGTGATATACTGGCCCAAAGGAGGAACGTACATGATCAGATCTCAGCGTGAATATAAAAGGGCGATGCGAAAGATGATCAGGCGAATTCAAAGCGGGGAAGAAATTGATTCTTGGAGAGAAAGCTCCGAGGATATGGAAATATTGGCGGATTGCATTTTGGCCGGGTATGTCAACGGCGAACTCAAGGATGACGGGAAAACACTCAGAACCATGGATGGTAAAATCCACCCTATTGTGTTCAATTCTCATATTCCTCTAAAGGGGCTGGCTTTTCTCCACCCACAAATTGACTGGAAATTTATCATCCCGACCATAATTTCCATTATCGCGCTCTTGTGCTCCTTGCTTGGATCTCTAGGCAGTCCTCCAGATCAATGTCCGCAAGAATCGTCATCTCCACAACAGACGGCGCGTCCCCCCGGTAATGAATCGTACACTCAAGCACCTGCTCCATGATAGAGACACCGTCCAATTCAAACACGCCGGTTCTGGTATTGATCTTGAGACGATGTACGTCACCCATCCAGTTCACCCCCTTCCCGGCTCCGCCCCGTCAGAAACAAGCCTTTATTCATACGATAGGCTACCCCTTGTCCTCTACCCTCCGCCGTGGTAAAATGTAGCCGATAGAAGGGAGGTGAAAACATGAATTTCGTACAACAAATCCATTTTTTTGGCCCTATCAATGTCTCCACTGCGGAAATGTTTCGGAATATGCTCTTAAACGCAATGAACACACAGGGACTGAAAGGAATAGAAATCCTGATGTCCAGTGAAGGTGGCGATCTGAACTCCGGATTTACTATGTATAACTATTTGCGGTCTTTCCCGCTTCCAACAACAGTCATTAACATGGGAGCCATCGAGTCCATTGCATTGATTCCATTCTTGGGTGCAGGCATTCGTCGTGCTGTCCCTAATAGCAGATTCCTTATCCATAACTTCACTTGGACGTTCCACAATGCACCTACTAATATCAACCGTGTGGAGGAATGCTCCAGATCTCTTTCCGAGGATGTTGAACGCTATCTATCCATCTATCACGAGCGCACAGCAGGAGCACAGCAGCCTATCGACGCAAGACTGCATCTAACCGGCCCCGCCGCCGTGATTCTCAATCAGGCTGCCTTTGGAGCCGGTATTTTGACAACCGAAGACTCCAGCTACCCCTTGCTCAGACAACCCGCGATATATGACAGGGCTTTCAAATAGCTCCCATCTTCGCCGTTCCTGTAACTCGCTTACAAGAGCGGCGATTTCTTTCGAATCAGCTTCGATGATGATCTTCACCCCGCTCACCTCCTTCCCGGCCCCGTCCCGTCAGGGGCAGGGCTTTCTCACGCGCCCGGCTTGGTCGCCAGGCCTTGGCCTTCCTCCCGCCGCCGTGGTAGAATATAGGCGGTAGAAGGGAGGTGAATTTTGTGGACAATGAAAAACGCGCGCACGACTTGGCCATACTCTATATGCAACTCGAAATCAAGGAGGGAAAGCTGTCAGCCACAGCCCCTGAAGACTGCAAAGGGTTTGCAGACGAGTATAAACACCTTTATGACTGCTTTATTGAGCAGTTTGAGGACGTGTAACCGCCGTGTGCTCATGGATCTCTAAGATCCTTCTCTCCAGCGCGAACCTTAGTTCTTGCGGAATCATCTGAGCTTCCGCCACCGTAAGGCCTTCCTGTTCACATTCCTCCAAAATGCGGACAGCGAAGGCCTTTACTTTTTCCATGTCCATCCCTGCTCACCCCCTTTCCTGCCCCGCCCCGTCAAGGGGGGGCGCTGTGCCAACACGATCTGCTGCTAGGTCACTCAGGTCGATACCTACTTCACGGCAAATTGAAATCATTTCATCCGCAGGCAGCCTTCGCTTACCGAGAAATGACTTGGATAGTGCATCTACAGGTATCCCGGTTTTTTCTGAAATGAATGTGTAGGTAATCCCCTTTTGCTCAATAAGCAGTTTCATCTTCTGTGCAACGGTCACTTATTTCACCTCAATTCTGCGAATCGAAGAATCTATCTTTATGATAACCTTCGTATCGAAGAATGTCAAGGGAAAATACAGATATTTTTCTTCATACCGAAGAAAAATATCTTGACTTCATAGAAATCCTTGGATATAGTAAGGACAAGGAGGCGCTGATATGAGTAGTTCTATTGCCCCATTGCTTAAATCAAAACGTAAGGATCTCGGCCTATCAGTGCGAGAGGT